TGTTTCAATACCTGTAGCTGTATCTTGCTTAGCTATCTCTTCACCCATACGTTGAGGATTAAGACCAATAGTAGCAAATGCTTCATTCTTAAAGTAGTCAGCAAGTTTAATACGAGAAAGTAAACGCTGAGTCTGTTCTAAGTTTAATACTTGATAGTGTTGGAAGTTAAGAGCATTCTCAGTGTTTGTAATAGATGTATCTAAAGGTAACATCTGGAAGTTCTTCATTGCAACATAGGCTTTAGCCAGATTATTTTTACCCCAGTCTTCTCCCAATGAGTGACGTGGTAAAGCGTTCTGGTCTAACATAATAACCGTACCTAGCTCATCAACCAAGATGTCAGCTATCTGATTATTAACTATGTTGTATCCTATTTGGAATGGTTTCATTAAATCCACCATTGATACACTTGTAGTGTTTCTATCTCCAAATACAGATCCTTCTACTGGAAGTTTACAGCCATAAAGACTATTATCTCCTTTAAATTGGAAAGGTAAGCGACCAGGACGGCCACCATTCATACCTAAATAAATTGGATTGATACCTCCAGGATTATTCATACCCCAGAAGCTAGGACGGTTAGGTCCAATCTTGATACCACCCCACACGTCATTAATCCAAATCCAATCGATATGTTCACCCATTAATAGGTTATCTTTTGTCTTTTGTTTATAAACGGTAGTATCATATATAGGTTTATCTGAGATTTTATAATCTTCAGATACAATATCTTGAGTTAATTCGCCTTCTTCAGTGATCTTTGTTAAGTGCCCCACCTTACGTTGACTCTTCCAATAAATAGTAGACACACGTAACATATGACTCTTACCAAAGTCTTGTAAGTCTTCAGAGTCAGATAATATCCATTCTACAATATCTCCTGTACCCATTTTAGAGTCATAAAGACTTGTAAACTGACGGTATTGTAAAGATGGAGCTTGTGTATTCCATTCATGAGAACGAGTTGGGTCATAATAAGTACCATCATTTTGGTATCCTTGTATAGGATAACCAGCTGATCTTACAGGATAGATAACCTCTAAAGCTTCAAGCTGTTGTTGGTTCATCATCCAACCATACTTATCAATTACATCTGATACAGACATCATATCCATTTTACCCACCCAATTACCCTGAGAGATATAACGAATATCTGGACTCTTATGATAGAAAGTTAATAATGGATTCCATAACTCCACTTCATAATCATCTTCATCCATACGGAAATGCCAGAACTCACGATCTGTAATAAGCATATCTCTAAAGCCACGCTCTTCTAACTCTTGCATTTTAAAGCGTTCCTCATCCACTTCATATTGATGAGTAGACCACTCTTCTATAATAGAACGATAATCTTTTCTAAAAAACTGCTCTATTTCAGGAAGAGTCTTTAAGTTTTCAGGAGACAAAGCTTGTTTCATTTGCTCATCATCTACCTGCATACCTTGCTCTACCATCTTTTGCAACTGCTTTCTTTGTGCATCTTGCAATAAAACTTCTTCAAGCATCTCACGCTTAGCATCTAACATCTCATTATAAGAGATATCATCTACAGCTCTAAACATGATTCTTGAGCTCCTTTTAGAGAACTCATTACATAATACATTAACTACGTTAGGGATAATAGGATAGAACTTAAGCTCTAAAGCTGATTGATCTTCTTTTGTTAAAGTATCAATCAAATCAGCCATATCATTATCTTCCTGAACAATATAATCTTGCTTATCAATAATACCTTTAGCTAGTTTATAGTTCTTCATTAAACGCCTAGCATTACGTCTAAGCATCTTCATACCTTGAAACTCTAACCAGTCTAAGTTCCATGCACGCCACTCATCATCCTTTTCCTTTTCAGGTAAGAATTGGATGGGCTGCGTAAGCGTTCCCATCTTGTTATATTCGGCCTTTTTACCATTTTTAAGGTCGAGGGCGTTATAGATCTGCATGTTGCGTATTAGTATTAGATGTAGTAGTAAATGTACGTGTAGAACCCTGTGTGTTTATAGACGTACCAATAAAAGAAGGGAATGTACCGGTAGTGGTAGTAGTACCACTTCCATGCCAGTAAGGACTAGTACTTACTTTTAAAGGGTTAAAAGAAGGTGTAGTTGTTATAACTGTTTGATTTTCAACAACTTCCTCTTCTTTTAAAAGTAATAAAGCTTCTTCTAAAGTAAGAGAACTCTCCTTTATAAGTCTGCTAAGGATGGCAATCTTCTGTGTATGTAACTCAGTGTTATTCTCCATAATTAATTATCTTACATTTTTAAAGGGATTCCTAGGAGGTCTCATAGACCCAGAATTGCCTCTAGAGCCTCCAATATGTCTAAAGGGGCTCATATTTAATCTACTAAATTTTTGGGAGTTATCCAAATTAGTTTTGGTAACTTCTACACGTTTAGTCAAGCCTCTATTAGATTGTTGTACCTTGGCAAAAGCTACTAAAGCAGCGAAAGCTACGAGTCTATCCACGTTCACTCCATCTCGATAAGCTTTCATCTCTTTTAGTAACATTGGATCTGGGATACGCTCCACTCCATAAATAGTTTTAACAATAGTTCCATCTGGTAAGGTTTCTTTGTCAAGCTCTTCTTTAAGGAACTCTATGGCGTAAGATAAAATAGTTCCTTTAAATAAAGTACCTACGTTTTTCCAGCCATACTCTTGGAACACATTACGATTAGCCCCAATGTCTTTTAAGAATAATATCATATCCTTAGGAACTAGGTATTTCTGTTTCTTTCTACTAATCATATATTGTATGAACAAAGCTATGTTATTCTCGACAACTGTCCAAGCATTATACCATTCTATGATTAGTTCTAATCTTTCATGGGTTTTATTAATATCATCAAATCTGCCACACCAGCTAGCCACAATTCTATCTCTTTCTATTGAGCTCTCCACTTTGCCATCACCGCCATCTTTAATTACTTCTATTGGATTCTTATATACATAAATAGCACATAAAGACTCTGAGGTGTTAGTTTTACCTTCTCCTACAGGATCGACAGAAGCATAATACATACCAAACTGAGGATCTTTTATAGGTCTTTCATAAACACATATAACTCCTTCTTTATCTTCTGTCTTTTTAGATATGGGAAACTCCATAATAGGAATCTTTCTAGATGGCTTATCAACTATCTTACCATCAGCATTTCTAGAAAGCTCTAAATACTCCACTGAGTATTCTTTATCTTGTATACGCTGTTCTTGCTTAGCAATTAAGTGAGGAGCAAATACAGAAAGCTTTCTTGTAGCAAAAGCTTCTTCAATATTTCTAGGATGCTGAGATATCTCTAATTGATAAGCTGCCGGTTCTAAGTCTCTTTTAAGTCTATCAAACTCTTCTTCTAAAGCATCAAGTGCTTCTTTTACAAGAGAGTTACCATACTCATCTATATAAGGAGGCATTGACCATTGTTCTGGAATAAATAATCCAGTGATACCTATTGTACCATTACTATCTATTAAGTTACTCTTTACACCATAGAATCCATTCTCTCTTGGTTTCTCTATAAATAGTTTTAGTGGTTCACATTGATCTAAGTCACCGACAGATCCTGCAGCAATAAACTGACCAGTAATCATATGACCAGATTTTAATGCTGGCTTCATGAATCCATAAGTGTCATTCATCTTAGGTGCGATACCCGCCTCCTCATGAAAGAAATAAGTTACAGGACCACCGACACCATTTGTTGGGTTCTTTTCAAAAGAGTAAGTATTTATAGTGGACTTTAATCCTCTATAAGTATCTCTACCTCCTTGTCTCACTTTAATCTGTTGTTGCCATGACCCTACCTTATCTGGTTCAGCTGGACGATACCAAGCAGTGTGCTCATTTAAGAAGTTCTTATATTCATCTAAAAACTTCCAAGATCCTTTCTCATTGATATAATCTTTAAGACTAGCTCCTATCTTTAATACAGCTCCTTCTTCAAACCAATATTGATTGATAAGCTTAGCCATATGAAAATATGAAGAAGCTATCTGACGCTTTTTTAATATAACAGCATGCTCATAATGTAACTCAGCTAAATGCTCATATAGAGCCATATGATATTGGGCATCTCTCACCTTAGCAAAGTCAAAACGCTTTTCTTCCTTATCATAAATAGGAAGAAAGTTAAGCCACATATAATAGTCTCTAGATACCCACCAAGAATGATCTCCATCTTTTATAATAACCCCTTTACGGCACTTTACTTTTTGATCATCCCAATATGCTATGAAGTCTTTTGTTTTTACAGGAGCTGCACAATAATATCCCTGCTTCTGGAACTTCCTTCCTTCTTCATTAAATATTCTTGTAGCTTCTGTAAAGTAATACTCTCCTGGTTCTTTAAAGATTGACAGAAGAAAATCTCTAAAAGCTTCTCTAGAATGAAACGAGGTTGTAGTCCAAGCTCCATTCTCATATGTTGGTATATCTTTAAAAAACATTAGGGCTTGTTGACTTTTTCTAATAGGGTAAATATATCCCTACTCTTTATTACACTAGGATGATCATGTTTACTCCAGTATTCATTATATACATCTCTAGGAATAGCATTCCAAAACTGTGTATAAGGATTAAAATGAAACACATAATCATTAAGCTTATGATGCTCTGGAGTTAGCTTTTCTTCTAGAGCAGCAAACTCTTTTATCTCTAAATCAGTGTATACTTCTTGTTTCATACTTATTTGAATTTAAAACCAGTTAATCTTTCTACATAATCTAAAGTTACTTCATGTGAAAGTAACCCTGTTGGTTTATTAGGTGTATTATCAAATACATAAGCTAAATACTCTTTATCTTTAAAGATATAAATAACTTTCCAACATTGTTTAGGTACTGCCACCTTACCAATACGTTTAGCTACTCCTATTGATCCTGCCCATACATGCACTGAATCTTTTTGTAAAGCCACTGCTCTTTCTACTACCTCTAAAGCCTTCCAATCTCCTGCATTTAAACTATGATATTGTGCTGCCATATTAGACATATAAAAGCATTCTGCTTGTACTGTCTCTCCTTGACATTGATTCTCTGCAGCTGGACACATATGACCTCTATCTGTACCCGATCCTATATAGTCTTTAACTATATCTGTTTCAGCTTTTAATAAAGGATCTGGTGCAAATTGATCTTTACGAGCTAATTGATTTGCACAACTTACTTTAGCTTTAGTGACATACCATTCTACTAACACAGGATAATATTTAGACTTACTAAACACTGTAGTGTAGTTTGTGTGTTTGATTCTCACTGTATCTTGAGAATAAGAAACTCCTGCTATTATAAACAGGATGATAGTTAACATAAATAGTTTTTTCATAAACTTGTTTTAAATAATTAAGCTGTAGGGGGAGGAGTCGAACCTCCATGTGGTCTTTAGGAACAGGACACTCACCATACGTGAGGATATGTGGTCAACCCATTATCCTGTCTTTATCAGAAACCCACACCCCCGAGACAAGAGGGCACGGCTGCCAATTACGTCACCCTACAATATATTAGCCATCATAAGCTAAGTTTTGTCCCCCTCTTACAGAAGACTGTTGTTCTTCTAAAAGATCTTTATAAGCTCCTTTATAAGACTGTCTGATTTGTTCATATTTAGCTGCAGCATTTACTAAAGCTGTAATATTACCATCTCGACCGTGTTCTATTTCTGTTTGTCCCATATATGTAGCTAGTCTATCTAACATAGCTTTGATTCCATTATAAGCTCTTAGTGTTGGTGTCTCATACATTCTTGTACAAAACTTTAAAGCTTTAACAATGTCCTCATCATCTGTAGAAAACTCTGCATCCACTTCTTCTAATACTAATTGTTCTTTATCTGCATCTGGTACATCAAAGAATGGATTCATATCTGGGTTGGGGCAAGTCATATAAAAGATGTAAGCATATATCTTCATGTAGTCTTCAGGATGATTAGTCATAATCACCTTTAGAGTTTGTAAAGTGTGTACATGCTCACTAGGAATCACCTCACCATTTTGTATATCAAATAATCGTACCATTAAGACCAGTGTTTGTTAGGGTATTCAAAATAAAATGTAAGATCTTGTGTAGTGTCATCATAATAGTCACCCACTATGTCGCTTTTAAACTTACTACCTGTGTTCTCATATAAAGCTGTAGTGATAATTCTACCACTTAATAAGCTAGTTAATAACTTAGTAAGCCATGTATAGTTTCCTCCTCTAATAATACCAGCCTCCACTAAGATGTAGTTTTTATATCTAGTGTTATTATACTTAAAAAAGTTTCTTATGTCATTAATAGCTTTATCCTTGTAAAGTAAATAATCTTCATCTGGATAAGGGACATCTATAGGCATTATATCTGCTATCTCTCCTTCAAAAGATAAAGCATGTGAAACTTGTAAAGCTATAATAGAAGAATAGTCTGGAGATACATTTACGACTAATGTATTACTAGCATTTACATCTGGATAGTTAATCTGGATGTCTGCTATAAGCTTATCAATCATCTCAGCTTCTTTATGACGATCTATGTATAGTTCTTCTCTCATTAGTGTTTAGGTTTTAATTTATCTCTATTATCTTCTAGCCAATGTATAAGAGTAATAGCTTCTGCTTTTAAATAAGGAACATCATAAGGCACTATATCTTTTACAATAGGGTCACCATTAGAATCAAGAGCTGTAATTGGGTTACCATATTTATCTTTACCCACTTCTTCAAACAAAATGTGATGAAGAGTTAGATTACCTGGCTTAAGCTTTGGGTTGTGCTTCAATATAATATACATATACATTGACAACTGTAATGCATAGTGCATAAGATTACAATCATCTAAATGTGATATGGGAGCCATCATCTTATCCACCTTACCATCCCAATGCTCATATCCTGAAGTCTTGATTTCTTTATTAGTCTTATAGTCTGTTATATGTACTTCACCATTTACCACTTCTACAAGATCTGATTGTCCACATATACCAGCTGATCTTAAATATACCATGTGTTCTGGATATATACCATCAACTAGTTTTTGATCAGGAGAATATTTAACTCCTTCTATCTCTACAGGTTTAATAACAGGAACTTGTTTACCATGTCGCTCCATGTCGTTAAGTGCACAAATGTCGCTTTCTCTACAGTTATGATACCATGTACCTAATGTTGTAGCTCTTAAAGCTTCGTTCTTCCAGGCAGCTTTAATATCTTCAGGAGTCATTCCATACCATTTGCTCTTTTTACTCTTAGCACTTTTAGCTGCTATAGTATCTGCATCAAATGGTTTCTTAAACTGTCCTATAAAAGATGTTACGCTAATCCATTCTTTTGTGTGGTCATCTATGCTTGTGTATTTGTGGTCTGTTGATGTGAATCTTAATATACTCATTATATTCCTAGTTTTTCATTTAATAGATCTTCCTCTTGTTGAGTCATCTCTGCTTTCCAATGATTCATAGGACAGTCAGAACTTAAAGATCTTGTCTTAAGTGTAAGAGAACAACCACAGCCTCCCATATTTATATTACAACAAGGTTGAGTGCCTGGCACCATACATCCATCTCCTTGCACATCGTAAAGTGCACAATCTTTACAGATCTGCATTCTGTGTTGTGCAATAAGCTCTACATCTTCTTTTTTAAAGATGCTATTCTTTATCCCCTCCATTATCAACCCCTTGTTCTTCCATATCTGAAATATTCTTAGACTCATTTTCTGTGGTTTTATGTAACTTAATAAATTCCTTTCTTTGTTTCTCAGCCTCCACCAGTTCTTTTACTTTCTTAAGATCATACACTCTTTCAGCTGTTTTAAATCTAGCTGTCATTTGTTGAAGACCCTTTTGTTTATTCATCTCTTCAAATCTCTCATAAGACTCTATCTTCTCATCTATCTTCCAATGCTTAATAGTAAAGTTACCAAGATTGGTGATGTGTATTTGAGGATCTGCTAAAGAAGTTAAGCTTCTTTTTACCTCTTGCCAATAATAAGCTGTAAGATCTTCCACTAAAGATTCTGGTACAGATAGTTGTTTGGCAACAACAGGTATTAGTTCTTTAGCTTTTTTAGGACGCAACACTTAAGAATTTATAGTCTAATAATATATTACCTTGGCTATGCACCTTAAGATCTGGGTTGATAGCTATCTTCTTTTTATTCTTTCCTTCCTTCTTTATAAGGTTTTTCTTCTCTGCTTTTGTAAGACAATTACGCACACTTTGTGTACTAGAGAATATATTCTTATCATGAGCTTTGTTACAAAAAGATGTAAGCTCTTGCTCTCCTTCTATAGCAAGGAATGTTAGGCAATTAAGATCTGCCTCACTCACTACTATCTGAAACAAATAGCAATGCGTTAGGATTTGATACTTAACAATATCCCATTGAGTCATCCTCACTCTTTTATCCACTTGATTTACTACAGCCATTGGTTTATAATCTAATTTTAAAACTGACATATTCTTCTCCCGTCTTGCTCCAGTTTTTATAAGTCAAGACTTCTTCTGCACCAAAGTGTTGAAACACTTTCCATGATGGTCCTTTTCTAGCTTCTCCTACAAAATATTCAAAGCCAGCTTCTGTAGCCCAGTCTAAAGCTTCTTTAATAAGATCATGCCCCAGTCCCTTTCCTCTATGAGAAGGCATCACTGTAAAGCTATCTCCATGTACAACATTATCAGATGTCCATGTCATTATTATCTCTGCTATAAGATCAGGTTGCTTACTATCCTTGAACCAAATTCCTTGAACCCCATCTCCCTGGGATAAGACAAATGTTTTATACTTCTCATCCCAGCGGATTTCTTTAGGGTGTTCTTTTTCAAATTTGAACGCCTCCTTATAGTCTTTTAGTTTATAAAGAGTCTTCATATTATTTCTTCTTTAATGTACGTGATGATTTAACTTTTTCATCCTCGTCAGCCTTAGCTAATTCCTCAGGATGTGGAATCAACACTTGGTCACCTACGGCAATACCTTCTTGCACAAGCTCTGGATTGGCATCTAGATCTTCTTGTGTAATAGTGTAGGGCGTACCACCCTGACCTTGATAAGGAGAATTTGTTGAATCTTTTTGTTGCTGTCCTTGTATTTGAGCAATAAACTGTAAAGCCTTAAACTCTTCAGCCTTGCTAACAGCAAGCTTTGCATTTAGCTCTTGCAACTGAAGCTGAACTGTCTTCACTTCAATTTGCTCTTGTAAGAACTTAATTACTTCATCTTTCGTAGGAGCTTGTTGCTCTTTAATTGTTTCTTCAGCCATATTTTGGTTTTTTGTTTATATATTATAAATCCATGTCTTCGTCATCTTCATCGTCCAGCTCAAAATCTATCGTGGGCATGTTGTAATCCACATATAACTTATTGAACTGTTTATATGGGGTGTCTATTATATACGTATCCCCATATTCTGTAAAAACCGTTGTACAACCAAATGTACTCTCCTCTTCCTCATCCGTTGTAAGCTTACAAGCTATAACAATCTCCATGTGAAAAGAAAACGGCAACCACTTACCCTTGTCATCAAGACCCATAAGCTCAGCCTTGTCCACCTCTATAGCATGACAGTGTATATTACATTGATGTATAGGACTCTTCATTAGCTGTTATTTTTACGTGACACCTGATAGGGGCCATAATTAATATACTTACTACTAGAAGACTGAGATACAATAGTCTTAGCTAATAACCTCTCTGCTATACCATCCCTAACATCTATTACAGGGATATTAACCGGATTACCAAACTTGTCTTCTGTGTGAATGTAATGACTTAAAGCATCTCCATTCCTAACAATCTCTTGTTGTTTGTTCATAAAGGGTCTATATTATAATATACTTAATAAGTTTAAACCTAACAAATTTAATTAACTACCACCGTGTACATCTATACATCTTTTCCACCCCCTGTGTATAAAGCCCCCCTCTATATCTGTTTTAAAACTAGCCCCCGGGGGTAAATAACATCCGTGTTATGCGATGGTGGTGCCACTCCATGCATTGACCCCTACTAGCGTTTGGTGTCGGTCTTACCCCGGTGGTTCGAGACTGGCTGTCGTATATTATTTCATCACGCCTAAAAAAACTAACATGGCAAAGATTAAAGTAACGGTTTCTCGTGTTTCCGACAAAACCACGAATGGTAATTACATCCATACCTTAAAGACTGAAGGCGTAAAAGTTAATGTCTTGGGTCAGGAAATGACAGGTAACGGGTTAACATACTTCGCTGCACTTAAAGGGGCTGCGAATGTAGGCCAAGAAGACTTCATCGATTTGGATAAGTTCGATGTGGTTGAGAGAGAGTATTCTCCTGTAGACCCAGAAACAGGCGAGACTACTACGTTGATGTTGAAGTGGTTGTATCCTAAGAGAGCGTAATAAGAGGGAAGGCAGGTCGAGAGACCTGTTCTTCGCCTTTCGCCTTACTGTCTATCACTCCAATCAGTCAGTCACTCTTGTCTATCAGTCTATTAGTCTACTAGATTAGTAGGATTATATGGTATAACTAATTGATTGTGAGAGAGTTAGTGAGTGACAGGAACACACTCCTTCTTTTTATCATCGTATTCTTAGTCTTGTTTTGTCATCATTTTTTGCGGCATTAGATCGCTATAACTATTCTAGATGTTTTTCACAGGTAATATCAGCTTAGACAACTGATTCCTTATTCTAGATGTAGGTTCTTATTGCTCACGGTAGTGGCTTCCGTGTAATTAAGTTAAGACTGCTATATGACAACACACATTTATTCCTGGTAACAGGCTGCTCTGATTGTAGGTCTAGGAGCGTAAGCAAAATAAAGCCTTCCATGTATAGTAGTTATACGTGACATCAGTCCACTAGGGGACTATAAACCATGTTAAGCCTAGTGCGTTCTATACATAGTCTGTCTGAAAAGAGGGCAGTATGTATAGAGGTCAC